TAACTGCCTTGAAAGGTATCTCCTCCCATCCAATTCTCATACATTTTCATTAAATTCTGTGACCATTCATCAGTAGATGTTACAGAATTAACTGGTCTCTGTTTTTCCATTTTATATTTCTAGACAGTGCTCTATGGTTTATTTATATCCCTAATATCCTTTACCCATGCACGAAACATTTCACCACCCTCAGTAACACATATAACATAGTTCACACCTGCCCTATGAATAGTTCCTTTTTGTCCTGTGAGAGCATTCATTACAATATCACCCTCAACAAACACTTCTTTCTTACGATAATTTTGTCTTAATGCTTGCTCACGTATCTTTTTAAAGTCCTTCATTTAAAATTTGCAGGTAGGTTTGCTGCTATCTCCACCATCATAGCATGACATTCCTTATCATTCAAGGAAGTGGGTATACCAGCACGAAATGCCTTGAAATCACGAGCAAATGCTGCTCTCCTCATCTTAGTACCAGACACAGCAAAGGTATCACCATCTGCATCTCTAGAACCTGAAGATATAATTTCTAAAACACGGAATGAAAAGTCTTTATCGTTACCATTATACTTATGAAGAAACTGCATTGCAGAAACCCTGTCAGATCCTACTAAAAATACTGCTTCATCATATCCATCCATCATTAGATCTTTCATGATAGCAACAGGTTCTCTAGGACCACTATGAAACTTACCTTTATGCTCAGGAAACATTTTAGTTATCCAATACAACTTTCTATCTGGTGGAAGTGGATTCTTTCCTTTCTTATCTACTGTCTGTGAAATGTAAATACGATAGTCTCCACCAGCAGCAGTACGTTTGACACCAGCAAAGTTGTCTTTGTGTCCTGAAGTAGGTGGTTGAAACCTACCAAATGTAAAGTAGCATCTTTTACCCTTTAACGCCATTTCTTTGCCAAAGTAAAGTTGATGTAGGAGAACTCCAAACGGTTAACAAACTTAATCATATCACCATTCCTATGTAGGACGTAACCCTCTGGTCCAGTAACCTTATACCCTTGGTCTGTCTGAGCAAATGTTCTAAAAGTTTCAAGATGATCTAACTTTTCAATAACTATCTGCTTCACTGTCTGCAACTCCTTATACAATCCAAGCATAGACTTAAACTTATACTGATTATCTCTCAAATAATTCTGACTATTATGTACTAACTTACTCTTCTGTGCCTTAGTTGCTGGTGTCTTGAGTTTATCAAGCATTGCTGTAGTCTTATCATAATAAAAATTATAAAGATTTTCAAATGCTGTATCTGCATTGTTAATAGTACGTGCTGCTTTAATTTCTGCATTAAAAAATGGTTTCAAATATGAAGCAACATGCCACTTTTCATCACCAGTAGTACCTTTATTAGTAACCAACTCATCAAGAAAATCACCACATTTCTTACACATATTCTCAATATTTGATACATGTTTATCAAACTTAATTTCTTCTTGATGATTCAATCCTACCTTATGCATAGGTGTATCATTATCAATAGAAAATACATCATTACTTGAAGAAACCTTTGCTCCAGCAACTGCTTGCATACTCAAGAAATCTTGTCCAGTATAATGTGTATGAAATACCACTCCAACTTTTGCTTGACCTACCTTTTTACCTATGTCATGGTCTACTGGTATAGCATAGGTAATAGTATTAGGTCTAAAAGTATACAACATCTCATCATGAATATTTTCTTTTCTAACATCACCAGGAGTAAAGACAAGATCACCCTGAACTACACCTTTAATACCCAAATCCTTAAAATACTTCAAACAAAATTTCAATTTCCTATTCAACTCACCTCCATCAGGATAATGTATATCAACATCAACATCATCATAACAAATTTTTGGTGTCTGAGCAAAGACACTCTTAGTACCTACAAAAAATAATCCTGTCAAAGGTTCCTCACCACACACAACAGCAGGAGCTCCATCCCATTTAGTCTGCATAAATCCTGTACTGTTGTCACATCCAAGCATCTTCCTTAGTTCCTGTAAGAAACCAACAGAAGCTTTACATCCCTCAACTCCATAGTTGAGCATCTCATCTTCCAGATGTTCTAAGTGTTTTAGTTGTGTTACGTTAGCCATCTATGTCATTTACCCCATCAGTTCTACCACTATATGAATCATCAGCTGCTTCCCAGAAGAAAGTATCCTTTGTTTCTCCATTAAATCTATACCCTGCCTGTAAATGAGTTGGGAAAGTAGCATTTGGATCATCCTTTGTAGATTTTCCAGAAGTGTTTCTAATACTAAAAGTTAAATTTAAAGTCTGTGTCGTCATAATAATATTGATACGTTTTGCATCACCAGTTTTACCAGTACCTCCATATTGTATCTTAATACTACTCTTAGATGGAATACATGAATTGTTAAGGAACTTTTCAGTCATTTTCATATGAAATATCTTTCCTTTATCTTTGTGAACATAGTGAAATCCATAACCTAAAGATCCTTTTATCAAAGCTTTAAGAAGAGTAGAATTAAAATTAGTTGATGGTGTAGTAATCTCGTTATATGGAATTCCAACATCAGCATCATTAAAAACTTTACAGAATTTCTCTTCATCTATTCCAAATGTTTGGAGTAATTTCTTTCCATCTGCTAACTTAATATCACTTGCTTTAATATCCTTAATAGGAAAATAATTAGTCCTTACACCTAGATTAACTAGAGCAGTAGTTCCACTCGTCTTAGCAGAAATATAAGTCAATGCTCCTTTATCTCCTGTTACAGTTACATCACTAACCTTTTCTCCAATATCATATCCTCCTCCACCACCTGCACTACCAACAAACCATGTTCCATTCTTCAATTTAAGTGGTCTTTTAGTATCATTGCCACCCATATTCTTAGCAATAAGTTTTCTATTATCCCACCACTTATAAGTATCATCATAAATTGTTGCCATCTGCAACACAAAAGACTTCTCTGGGCTATCAGTTATTGCAGATTCTCCTTCAGTAGCCCATTTATTAATAGCTTGTACTAAATGATCTTCAAACTTATTACCTTGGTTCCCTTTACCTCTACCTTTTCTACTACCATCACCCCAATAAATTTTTAATGCCTTTAAGTGTGCTTGATCTGATATTTCTTTTTCTCCTTTAGCACCCTTAGTATATCCCTGCTTTTGTATAATTCTTATAATCTTAACTTGCTTCTTACCAGATGTTTCATCAGCAGAAAATGCTAAAGGATCAACTTCACTTGGATAAAGTGCATGAAGATGATCCCACAGACGCATGACTTCCTTAGCAACATCTGTTGACATATTGCATTTCTTCACAGCATTCTGACATTTCTTACGAGTGTCTGGTATTATATCCCAAGCCATTAAAAAGAGGGTATGATCCCTCTTATTTATTCTTTAGATGGTATCAATGCTTTATACTTCTCATACAGTTCACCCATTTTAGGTTCAGTTGCACGTGACTTCCACATCTGTACCAGTATAAGTTTCATGTCATCCATTGGTACTACAACAGATAAACTTCCATTAGTATGAGGTTTATTCTTCTGGTTTTCCGTCATCTTTATAAGGGTTATTCTTGTTTTCTATTCTACGAAGACCTCTATAATAACCTAGCAATTTATCCAATTCAGAATTGCTAACATCATCAGCGAGTGCTTGAATTACTGCTTGTTTAACAGCATGTGTTGCATTTTGATATACTTGATAACTCATCTGTCACCTACTGCACGTACTTCTGATTTTTCTACAGAGAATGACCCACCAGGATAACGCTTCTCTAATTTTTTAACATTACCTCTAACAACATCATCAAATGATACATCTAATGCCATACAAGCTTGTGCCACATACCACATAACGTCACCCAACTCAATAATAAGATGCTCTCTATTGTCGTCATTCCAAGGTTTACCTTGAAACACCATCTTCTTAACAATCTCAAGAAACTCACCAGACTCAGCAGCAAGCCCAACACCAGCAGTGGTAAGACGTTCAATATTTGCACCCTCTCTGTCAAGTTCACCCATACGGTCAGCAAGACTGACAAAATCCTTAGAACAATCGCTTGTGACAGCATCCACGAAATGAGAATACTTATCAAAATCTATAGTCATAATTTATACATTCCACTCAGCAAATTTAGATAATCGGTTTTTTGTTTCAGAGAACTGAGGCATCTCTTCCTCCTCTACATCCATAACAGATGTACTATCAGCAACATCATACAGCCTCATCTTAGATCTGTCAATACCTATCATAAACTTTTTGTTACTGGTAGGATCATTATATCTATTCTTCAACTGTTTGATCATTATACGTCCTTGGGATTCCAACTCCTCGCTAGAAATGAGAGCGAACATAAGGTCAGCAGTAGCAGGGAGTCCAAAGGATTCTGAAGTGTCAGTGAGGTCAGGATCACTAGACCCAAAACCAGCACGAGTAGTTTGAGTAGCACTGACAATCGGTACGTTATGTTCCACAGCAAGTCCACGAAGTTCTTCTGCAATCGCTTTAACATACGTATAAGAATTGACAATCGCACCCTTGTACCTCGCACTTGCACATATATTAAGATAGTCTATGAATATTATATCAGGTTTGAAGTCTTTTTTCAAGCTTAGGTCAGATAAGAGTGACTTGAAATGACCTACATGTGCGGATGCTGTAGGGTACTCTTTGATGATGAGTTTACCTTGTGTCTTTCTGGCAATCTCATTGACCTTAGAATTATATAATACCTCTGGTAACTCTGCTATATCTCTGATGTTGCAGTTGAGAAGATTTGCATCAATTCGTTCAGCAATTTTCTCCTCTGCCATTTCACATGTAATGTATAGTACGTTCCG